GGTTAGGGCCACAGCTACGGAGTGTTCGCAAACAATTTTTATTTTTATGGTATAAAACGGAACATGATGTCACTGCCGTTATCTATTAGGACGCTCAAGGCGACTGAGTCGCGCTTGCAATCGGTGTACGAAGCAGCCCGGTTAGGCTTGCATGGCGAGACACTGGCGCTTGCAGCCGGTATGCTGCCGCAAGAGTACCTGACGCTGTGCAACTTTGACCCGGTTGTCGGCATGGCTGCGCTCAAGGGCAAAGCCGACGGCGAACGCGAGATGGCCGAGATACTGCACAACGCAGCGCGTAACGGGGACGCCAAAGCCGCGCTAGAGATACTCAAGCATCAACACGGCTGGGTTGCCAAGCAGGCTATATCGGTTGAAGTCAACCAACGCATCTCCATTACCCAGGCACTAGAACAAGCAGAGATGCGCGTCATAAATGCAATCGACTATCTACCAACCTGAAGACGAGCAGGAACTCATGGCAAGGCTATGGGTTCCATCGCTTAAAGATAACCCACTGGCGTTTGTTTTGTATTTGTTTCCCTGGGGTCAAAAGGGTACGCCGCTGGAGCATTTCTCTGGCCCAAGAAAATGGCAGAGGGATGTACTGAATGATATTGCCGTACACATTAAAAATAACAAAGGCGTTATCGACTTTGCCGTACTCCAAGAAGCAGTATCAAGCGGTCGGGGTATTGGTAAGTCGGCCTTGGTGTCATGGCTGACGATATGGATGCTGTCCACTAGGATTGGCTCAACAACTATCATATCGGCGAACAGTGAGAACCAGTTGCGATCAATTACTTGGGCTGAGATTACCAAGTGGTTGGCAATGTCTATTAACAGTCACTGGTTTGAAGTCTCAGCCACTCGTGTGACGCCTGCAAAGTGGTTGACAGAACTGGTGGAACGGGATTTGAAGAAGGGTACGAGGTATTGGGGTGTGGAGGGGCGGCTGTGGTCAGCGGAGAACCCGGATGCTTATGCTGGTGTACACAATTTTGATGGTGTGCTGGTGATTTTTGATGAGGCAAGCGGTATTGACGACAGCATCTGGGCGGTGACGGGTGGATTTTTTACGGAGAACACGCCGAATCGCTTTTGGTTGGCGTTTTCCAACCCACGGCGCAACACGGGGTACTTTTATGAGACATTTCACTCAAAGCGGGACTTTTGGGTGACTAAGGTGGTGGATGCTAGGACGGTGGAGGGGACGGACAAACAAGTCTACGAGCGGATTATCCAAGAGTACGGGCCGGACAGTGCCCAGGCGCACGTTGAGGTGTATGGTGAGTTTCCGAGTGCGGGGGATGACCAATTTATCCCATCAAATACGGTCGATGAGGCCATGAAAAGGCCCAAGTACAAGGACAATTCAGCACCCATCATCATTGGCGTAGACCCAGCGCGGTTTGGGGCTGATGCTACGGTGATTGCGGTGCGGCAGGGGCGGGATATTGTGGCGATAAAGAAGTACCGGGGTGATGATACGATGACGGTGGTGGGGCATATCATTGAGGCAATGGAGGAGTACAAGCCTGCGATGGTGGTGATTGATGAGGGTGGGCTGGGGGCGGGGATTGTGGATAGGCTCAAAGAGCAGCGGTACAAGATTAAGGGTGTAAACTTTGGGAACAAGGCCAAAAACCCGATCATGTACGGTAATATGAGGGCGCAGATGTGGGGTGACATGAAAGACTGGCTCAAATCTGCTAGTATTCCGCAGGATAGGTTTTTGAAAACAGACCTAATTTCGCCCTTGATGAAGCCTGACTCACGGGGTACGATCTTCTTGGAGAGCAAGAAAGAAATGAAAGCACGGGGTTTAGCTAGTCCAGACGCTGCGGATGCGATATGCGTGACGTTTGCTTTCCCTGTGGCGCATCGGGAGTACCGGGAAGCAGCGCCTCGCAGGTACTCGGATCACTCGGCGGTGTCTACTGGATGGATGGGTAGTTGAATGAAAAAAAGTGTATCTCTATCAGTAGGCCGTGGCGAGAAGCTGCCGGTGTCCAAGGGCGCGGGTTTGACTGCCAAGGGCCGTGCTGTATACAATGCGGCGACCGGCTCTAATTTGAAGGCTCCTGCGCCGAACCCTAAGACCAAGGCAGATCAGGGCCGCAAGGATTCATTTTGTGCAAGAATGGGCGCAGTAGCTGCCAACGCCAAAGATGGCGAACGTGCTAAAGCAGCCCTTAAACGATGGAAGTGCTAATCATGGCTACAAAAAAAATGAATCCGTTTGGCAAAGGCGAGTCCAAAAAGATGGAGGCGTCTGAAAAGAAAATGGCTCCAACCAAACAGGCCTATGCCGCTATGGAAAAGAAGATGGAACCCAGCCTCCATAAATCTATGGCGAGGAAGAAATCATGAAATCTAGCAAACCCGGCCTCTATGCCAACATCAACGCCAAGCAAGACCGCATCAAGGCTGGCTCTGGCGAGAAGATGAACAAAGTTGGCAGCAAGGCAGCGCCTACTGCCAAGGATTTCAAAGATTCGGCTAAGACGGCTAAGAAAGCAAAGTGATGCCACTCAAAAAGTCACCCACGCCTGCGGCGTTTAAGGCCAATATCAGGGCCGAGGTCAAGGCAGGCAAGCCTGTCAAACAGGCCGTGGCAATAGCGTATGCGGTTAAGAAAAAGGCAAAATAATGGTTGACTACACCGGCATTAACAAGGCTGGCAAGGTCGCTGATGTTGGTGGGGGTGACGATGTAGAGTACAGCGATATGCTCTCCACCATGCGCTCTCGCATGACGATGGCGGTGGATGCCTACAGTGAGAGCCGGGGCAATGAACTTGACGACCTGCGGTTTATGGCGGGTAGTCCAGACAACCAGTGGCAATGGCCTGCTGATGTACTGGCGACTCGCGGGGCGGTGCAAGGGCAGACCATCAACGCCCGTCCCTGCCTAACTATTAACAAGTTGCCGCAGCACGTGCGGCAAGTCACCAACGACCAGCGGTACAACAAGCCAAGCGGCAAAGTTATACCAGCGGATGACGTTGCTGACCCTGAGATGGCAGAGATATTCAACGGCATAGTGCGGCACATTGAGTATATAAGTGACGCTGACATTGCCTACGCGACTGCCTGCGAGAACCAAGTCACCTATGGTGAAGGCTACATTAGGGTACTGACCGAATACTGCGACGAAAACAGCTTTGACCAGGAACTCAAGATAGGCCGGATTCGCAACTCATTCTCGGTCTACATGGATCCTGCGATCCAAGACCCATGCGGTGCGGATGCGCGGTGGTGTTTTGTCACGGACGATGTGCCCAAGGACGAGTACGAGCGCCTGTACCCAGACGCTGCGCCTATCAGTAGCTTGCAGTCCCTTGGGATTGGCGACCAAGACCTACAGCAATGGCTGCGCGATGAGACTGTGCGGATTGCGGAGTACTTCTACCGGGAGTACAAGGCCGAGACACTGAACCTGTACCCTAACAACATCACGGCGTTTAACAACACGCCTGATGACAAGCAACTGAAGATGCTCTACGGCAAGCCGTTGAAAACTCGGATTTCGCAGCGAGAGAAGGTTTGCTGGGTTAAGAGCAACGGCTACGAGGTGCTGGAAAAGCGCGATTGGGCAGGTAAGTACATCCCCATCGTGCGGGTGGTGGGCAATGAGTTTGAGGTCAACGGGCAGATTTATGTCTCTGGCTTGGTGCGAAACGCCAAGGACGCCCAGCGGATGTATAACTACTGGGTAAGCCAAGAGGCCGAAATGCTGGCCCTGGCGCCGAAAGCCCCGTTCATTGGCTATGGTGGGCAGTTTGAAGGGTACGAGACTCAATGGAAGACTGCCAACACCACCAACTGGCCCTACCTTGAGGTCAACCCAGACGTTACTGATGGCGCTGGTGCTACCCTGCCACTGCCTCAACGTGCCCAGCCCCCGATGGCCTCTACTGGCCTTTTGCAAGCCAAATCGGGGGCATCTGAGGACATTAAAGCCGCAACTGGGCAGTACAACGCCAGCCTGGGCATGGGCGGGAACGAGCGCAGCGGCAAAGCTATTCTTGCCCGTCAGCGCGAGGGTGACGTTGGTACTTACCACTATGTAGACAACCTAGCCCGTGCCATACGCTACGTGACTCGGCAACTGGTGGACATGATCCCCAAAATCTACGACACCCAACGCATTGCGCGGATCATTGGCGAGGATGGCGATACTGAGATGGCAAAGATTGACCCGTCCCAAGAGATGCCGGTCAAGCGGATTGTCAATCAAGAAGGCATTGAGATTGACAAAATCTACAACCCCAATGTCGGCAAGTACGATGTGGTTGTGACCACCGGCCCAAGCTACAGCACCAGACGGCAAGAAACACGGGAAGAAATGGCCCAACTGCTGCAAGGCAACCCAGCGCTCATGCAGATTGCAGGCGACTTGTTTGTCAAGGCAATGGATTGGCCTGGGGCAGACGAGTTGGCTAAACGCTTGGCTAAGACCATTGACCCCAAACTGTTGAGCGACGATGAAGACCCGGCCCTACAAGCTGCCAATATGCAGATGCAGGCAATGGGTAAGGAGATGCAGCAGATGCAAGAAATGCTGCTAAACGTCCAGCAGTCAATGGAAGCGCAGACTTTGGAGATCAAGCGGTTTGACTCTGAGGTCAAAGCCTACGATGTAGAAACTAAACGCATGACCGCAATGGCTGCTGCCATGACGCCTGACCAGATACAAGAAATTGTGCTGGGCACTGTGCAAGGCATGATAACTAGCGGCGACCTAATGAGTTCGATGCCAATGGAGCCGCAAGACCAAATGATGGGCCAAGACCAAATGGGCCAAATGATGCCGCCACCAAACCAAGGTATGTAACATGGCTACCACATCACTATCCCCCACGCCCAAGCTGCAATTCTTTGATGCCAACGGCGCTCCATTGTCGGGAGGGTTGCTGTACACCTACGAGGCTGGCTCAACTACACCGTTAGCCACCTACACCGACAGCACTGGCGTCAGTGCCAACACCAACCCCATTGTCTTGGACAGCCGTGGCGAGGCCAATGTGTGGCTAGAAGGTGCTATCTACAAGTTTGCTTTGTACACCAGTGTTGGCGTGTTAATCTGGACGGTGGACAATATCAACGGCAGCACTTTTGCCTCTAATGCAACGGGTGACGGTACAACAACTGCCTTTTCGGTGGTCAATGGCTTTACCGCCATCTACATTAACGGCGTCTACCAGAACCGCAACACTTACACGGTCACCAGCGGCACGGTAACGTTTAGCGAAGCACCACCCGACACATCTATTATTGAAGTTGTTTACAACTAGGAATCGCCATGTTAAAAGTAGCAAATTCAGTCATCAGTGCCAGCAGGATTACAGGTGTTCTGCCCGTTGTCAATGGCGGCACAGGCGTCACCACCAGCACAGGCACTGGCAACACGGTGCTATCTGCCTCGCCTACGTTGTCGGGTGACGTTAATTTTTCCACGGGCAACTTAGTCATTGGCACATCTGGCAAAGGCATTGACTTTTCTATCACTAGCCATCCTGCTGGCATGACCAGCGAGTTGCTGGCTGACTATGAAGAGGGTAGTTGGACACCTACTGACGATAGCGGTGCTGGATTATCGTTTACTGTGTATAACGCTAGTTACACAAAAGTAGGTAGGTTGGTTGAAATTGAAGCTGCTATATATTTTCCAGCAACAGCAAGCGTTGTCGGAGTAAAAATTGCAGGACTTCCTTTTGTATCCGCACCTGGCGATGACAATACAGGAGGCTTATCAATTTCAGCAACCAACGTTGGTGGAAATTATTATGCTTTGATTAGTAGAAATTCAAGTTATTTTACTATAAATACCAACTTAGATGTATCCGTTACGAATGTTACCTATTCATCAAAAGTGTTAAAGTTTTTTGGGTTTTATCATACGGCGTAAACATAAAGAAATTATCATGCTTACAAAAGTTAGTTATTCAATGCTCGCGGGCGCTCCGCTAAACGTCAAAGATTACGGTGTAATGGGTGATGGAATAACAGATGATACTCTAGCGCTCAAGGCTGTTTTTCTAGCATTAGTCAATAATTCAGTGTTGGTATTTCCAGCAGGAGTTTATCTCTATGAACCGCCTATAGCTACAGGGACTAATCTGTATAATGGAGAGGGCTATCTAAACGTCATAGAAAAAGAAAATATCACCATAATTGGCTATGGCGCTACAATTAAAAATAAGTCAGTAGTTACTTATGCTTATCAACCGTGCAATGCAAATCAAGCATTAGGAACGCCAAACTATAGTAACAATTCTTACGGGATTAACCTGATAGGTTGCGTAAATTGTAAAATTGAAGGGATAACTTACGATGGCAATAGGGATACAACTTATTCCACGGGGGTAAGAGAGTTTTATTGGGCATTTACAATTGTTGGTGGGGATGGAAACTCTGTTTTAAATTGCACAGCATTTGGGTGTGCTGGCGATGGTGTTTCAACAAACAGAAGAGTTTTAGCAGACACCATAACTGTTGAGTTTTGTTATAACACCACTATCATTGGAAACACACTTTTTGATGTAAATAGAAATTGTATCTCTGTCGGCGGCAATTATGGAGTAGTGATAAGCAACAACATAATTTATAAAACAATTTTTGTACCTGCTGATACAACTCCAAATGTTGGTTTAGATTTAGAGTGGGAGAACATTGCCATAGGCCCAGTGGATATTTGTAATGTAAGCGTTACTGGAAATGTATTTAATGGGGTTGGTGTTTATATAAACCAGTATTCAGATGTAAATATTAGCGGCAATTTTTTTGGCGCACATAATGGAGGGACTTATTCTGCAAGTTTGCAAATTAGCGGCCCTTCAGCATTTTATTCAAGAAGAATAAATGTTGTAGGTAATACATTTGCAACTGAGTATGAAGGGCAATACTCAGCAGGTATTTTGATAGACGGTTATATTACGGATGTAAACATCGTTGGCAACACTATTCATCGTTGGACTCCGATTTACATTAGATCACTTGTTGCGGATTCAACTTTTTTGGTGTCGTCAAACAATGTTCAAGGAGAAAGTTTGTGGGGTATAAAGGTATGG